CGTGAACGTGACGGACGTAACCACCGCGACATGTGCGTGCTGTTCCGCTGGGCATGCCAGGACAACTTCTGGTCCGGTAACGTGCTAAGTCCGGCCAAACTCCGCGACAAGTGGACCCAACTCGAAATCAACCGTAACAAGCAACAGGCTGGCGTGACAGCTGGAAAACCAAAACTCGACCTGACAAACACTGACTGGATTTACGGGGTGGATTTATGAAAAACATCGCCGCACAGATGGTTAACTTTGACCGTGAGCAGATGCGTCGGATCACCAACAACATGCCGGAACAGTACGACGAAAAGCCGCAGGTACAACAGGTAGCGCAGATCATCAACGGTGTGTTCAGCCAGTTACTGGCAACTTTCCCGGCGAGTCTGGCTAACCGGGACCAGAACGAACTGAATGAAATCCGCCGCCAGTGGGTTCTGGCTTTCCGGGAAAACGGGATCACCTCGATGGAACAGGTTAACGCAGGAATGCGCGTAGCCCGTCGGCAGAATCGACCATTTCTTCCATCACCCGGGCAGTTTGTTGCATGGTGCCGGGAAGAAGCATCCGTTATCGCCGGACTGCCAAACGTCAGCGAGCTGGTTGATATGGTTTACGAGTATTGCCGGAAGCGTGGCCTGTATCCGGATGCAGAGTCTTATCCGTGGAAATCAAACGCGCACTACTGGCTGGTTACCAACCTGTACCAGAACATGCGGGCCAATGCGCTGACTGACGCGGAATTACGGCGCAAGGCTGCCGATGAACTGACCTGTATGACAGCACGAATTAACCGTGGTGAGACGATACCTGAACCAGTAAAACAACTTCCTGTCATGGGCGGCAGACCTCTAAATCGAGCACAGGCTCTGGCGAAGATCGCAGAAATTAAAGCTAAGTTCGGACTGAAAGGAGCAAGTGTATGACGGGCAAAGAGGCAATTATTCATTACCTCGGGACGCATAAGAACTTCTGTGCACAGGACGTTTCCGCGGTAACAGGCGCAACCGTAACCAGCATAAATCAGGCTGCGGCTAAAATGGCGCGGGCAGGAATCCTGGTCATTGATGGTAAGGTCTGGCGAACGGTGTATTACCGGTTTGCTACCAGGGAAGAACGGGAAGGAAAGATGAGCACGAACCTGATTTTTAAGGAGTGTCGCCAGAGTGCAGCGATGAAACGGGTATTGGCGGTATATGGAGTTAAAAGATGACCATCTACATCACTGAGCTAATAACAGGCCTGCTGGTAATCGCAGGCCTTTTTATTTGGGGGAGAGGGAAGTGAACGATAGCTACCGACAGTTTGAAAACTGGTGGTCAAAAGACAAAAGCCAGTTCACGGGAGACGATGAATTAAAAGAGTTTGCCTGGGTGATATGGCAGGCATCGCGCTCTGCTATTGAACTGGATATCGACTGGCCCGAATCGAATGACGACTTTTGGAAAGATGGTGAAGAAGGTGCTTATGCGATGGGTTATGAGGATGGGCGTGACAAAACGGTAATTGCAGTAATGAAAGCCATCAGGGCCGCAGGAATCAAAGAAAAGAATTTCGATTAAGCAAATATCACTTCAATAAATCGCTTTTAAGGCATCACAATCGCTCTGTAGCGAGGTAAACGCGTGCAAGGCATGCCAATAAGCAGCGAGAATGAAAAATGCGTCAGAATGCGTTTGAGGAGGTTTTAAGAAATGAGTACGATAGCTGAGCTTGTCAGGGCTAATTTTCGTGAAGAGTTGGTGCGTTGGTATCGGTATCGTTCATCGTCCAGTTTGCCGCTTGATGAGTTGTATGAGCATTCACCTGCCGCACGACGCTATCCGCGTGACCGTGTTCTTCGACGGTTGTTCAAACTCAACAATGAGTTTCAGCGCAACAGAATTATCCGGAGTCTGGATTTAAAGTGAAGGAGTGAGCATGAGCGACCTATCATTAACCCAGCCAAAGCTAAAAGAATGTCCGTTTTGCGGCGGTAATGCTCGTCTGTGGGTTGAGGCCGGAATAAATATTGATGTGTGGGGCTATGCAGAATGTGACCTCTGTGAAGCCAGGGGGGCATGGGCACCATCAGTTGCTGCGGCGGCTGAAAAATGGAACCGGAGAGCAGGAGATGAAGCAAACCTTTCTGCTTCGCAACGAAGCAATCAGAAATAACGCCATAGACGCCATTCTCTCACTACCCATCGACGACAAGTCACCCCACGAAGTCCACGTTAAAGAACCCAAGCGCAGCAAAGCGCAGAATGACCGTATGTGGCCGATGCTGAACGATGTTTCGCGTCAGGTGCTATGGCATGGTCAACGGCTGGCGCCGGAAGACTGGAAAGACCTGTTCACTGCCCTGTGGCTTAAGACCAAAAAACTGGAGCAACGAAGTGTGCCTGGTATCGACGGTGGCGTTGTCATGCTTGGCGTGCGTACCAGCAAAATGCGGAAGGCCAGCATGACTGAGCTTATCGAAATCATGTTCTGGTTCGGCTCAGAGCGCAACGTGCGGTGGAGTGATGACTCCCGGCGAGAGTATGAATGGTCACAACGAAAAGGTAGGGCTGCATGACTATCAAATCAAATACGCCAGCACACGACAAGGACTGCTGGCAAACGCCGCTTTGGCTTTTTGATGCACTGGATATTGAGTTTGGATTCTGGCTGGATTCGGCAGCGAGCGACAAAAATGCTCTGTGCGCTCACTGGCTAACTGAGGCCGACGACGCGCTCAATTCTGAGTGGGTAAGCCACGGTGCAATCTGGAATAACCCACCGTACAGCAATATCAGGCCGTGGGTGGAAAAAGCCGCTGAGCAGTGCATACAACAGCGACAGACGGTAGTTATGCTTGTGCCAGAGGATATGTCAGTCGGATGGTTCAGCAAGGCTCTGGAGAGTGTTGACGAAGTTCGCATCATCACTGATGGACGGATTAATTTTATCGAACCATCGACAGGGCTGGAGAAGAAGGGAAACAGCAAAGGCTCCATGCTGCTGATTTGGCGACCGTTCATCAGTCCTCGACGAATGTTTACTACTGTATCCAAAGCGGCATTGATGGCGATCGGGCAGGGCGTCAGGAGGGCGGCATGAGGCGACAGCGACGAAGTATCACCGACATCATCTGCGAAAACTGCAAATACCTTCCAACGAAACGCTCCAGAAATAAACGCAAGCCAATCCCAAAAGAATCTGACGTAAAAACCTTCAATTACACGGCTCACCTGTGGGATATCCGGTGGCTAAGACATCGTGCGAGGAAAACAAGGTGATTGACGCGATGATTTATTCGGGGCTATATTCCTCACGCGCCAGCAAAATCTGGCGTCGGGATTGGCGTCCTGGATAGAGACCGCGACAGATACACGCCGCGAGCGTGTTTTTTATTGTCGTATGCACGCGCACATCTGAATTATGGTGGGCTGTGTGGGGGCGGAGAGATCCGCGCCGGTCGGTTTCCCGGTTACGCCAACCCTGCACAGTTCACCACCAGACGATTGGCGTCGTCGGTGGTGAGTTATTAAGAAACCACCAGAGGGCGTCATTATGACAACTCAAATTTCTGTTGAAACTCTCTCCCCGATCACCCATAACCAGATTCCTGTTATTACCACCGAACTTTTGGCGCAGCTTTACGGCACTGAGCCGGTGCGTATTCGCCAGAATCATCATGAGAACAAAGTACGCTTCGTTGAAGGGAAACACTTTTTCAAAGTTGTTGGTAATGACCTTAAAGAATTGCGGGTAGCTTTAAACTACTCACAAAATTTGCGGGTTACTTTAAGTAACTCACAAAATTTGCAACCATCTTTAAGAGGGTTACAAATTTCCCCGAAAGCCCGCTCCCTCATACTCTGGACAGAACGAGGCGCAGCCCGTCACGCAAAAATGCTCGAAACTGATCAGGCGTGGGATGTGTTCGAAAAACTGGAAGACTGCTATTTCAGCCAGTGCGAGAAAAATACTGGCAAACAAGAGAAGAAGCTCAACGGGCTTTCCGCAAAAGAAACAGACAGCCTTGTATGGCTGTGGGATTATGCCAACCGCTCACAGGCATTGTTCCGTGAGTTGTATCCCGCATTAAAACTGATTCAGTCTGGCTATTCCGGCATATGCCACGACTACGGCTATGAGTTCTCGTATATCATCGGGAGGGCGAGGGGCGTTTTAATTAATCACACGCGGGATATAGATATTTATGAGCCTGACGGGCCGACGAACCTTCTGGCATGGGAAAGGCTTAAGAACAAAGAGTTGCCGCCTTCACTGCATCGCTACTGACAATTGACAACTTAACAAACCCAGCTTCGGCTGGGTTTTTTATTGCTGAATTTTCAATGTGAGAGGACATGACAATGAATGAGCTGATAAATAGCAATGCCATCAAAATGACAAGCATTGAAATCGCTGAGTTGGTGGGAAGCCGTCATGACAAGGTGAAACAATCCATTGAACGACTGGCGGTTCGAGGTGTGATCCGAAATCCCCCAATGGTGGTTTTCGAAAAAATCAATAACTTAGGATTACTTCGTGGCGTAGAGGCTTACGTTTTTGAGGGCGAACAAGGTAAGCGCGACAGCATTATTGTCGTTGCCCAGTTGTCGCCGGAATTCACCGCTCGCCTTGTTGACCGCTGGCGAGAACTCGAAGGGGCAACCGCGAAAATACCACAAACCTTTTCTGAGGCATTGCGCCTTGCGGCCGACCTTGAAGACCAGAAGGCTGAACTGGAGAAACAGCTTGCTCTCGCAGCACCTAAAGTTGAGTTTGCCGATCGCGTTGGCGAGGCCAGCGGAATTTTGATTGGAAACTTTGCAAAGGTTGTTGGTATTGGTCCAAACAAACTGTTTGCGTGGATGCGCGATCACAAAATCCTTATTGCTTCAGGCTCCCGGCGCAATGTGCCAATGCAGGAATATATGGATCGTGGCTATTTCACAGTGAAAGAAACAGCGGTCAATACAAATCACGGAATACAGATATCGTTCACCACAAAAATCACCGGGCGTGGTCAACAGTGGCTGACCAGAAAGCTGCTCGATAACGGAATGCTGAAAGTAACAAGGGAGGCTGCTTAATGGCTAAACCAGCGCGAAGGAAATGCAAAATATGCAAGGAATGGTTTCACCCGGCATTCTCAAATCAGTGGTGGTGCTGCCCGGAACACGGAACTCAATTAGCACTCGAACGACGAAGTAAAGAACGCGAAAAAGCGGAAAAAGCAGCAGAGAAGAAACGACGACGAGAGGAGCAGAAACAGAAAGATAAACTGAAGATTCGAAAACTCGCCTTAAAGCCCCGCAGTTACTGGATTAAACAAGCCCAACAAGCCGTAAACGCCTTCATCAGAGAAAGAGACCGCGACTTACCATGTATCTCGTGCGGAACGCTCACGTCTGCTCAGTGGGATGCCGGACATTACCGGACAACTGCTGCGACACCTCAACTCCGATTTGATGAACGCAATATTCACAAGCAATGCGTGGTGTGCAACCAGCACAAAAGCGGAAATCTCGTTCCGTATCGCGTCGAACTGATTAACCGCATCGGGCAGGAAGCAGTAGACGAAATCGAATCGAACCATAACCGCCATCGCTGGACTGTCGAAGAATGCAGGGCGATCAAGGCGAAGTATCAGCAGAAACTTAAAGACCTGCGAAACAGCAGAAGTGAGGCCGCATGACGTTCACAGTAAAAACCATTCCTGACATGCTCCTTGAGGCATATGGAAATCAGACCGAGGTAGCCCGAATACTGAACTGCAATCGTGCCACAGTCAGAAAATACATTGGCGATAAAGAAGGGAAAAAGCACGCCGTCGTCAATGGCGTCCTTATGGTTCATCGCGGATGGGGTAAAGATACTGATGCGTGATATCCGGCAGGTTCTTGAGCGCTGGGGGGCATGGGCGGCAAATAACCATGAGGATGTTACATGGTCGCCCATTGCTGCCGGATTTAAGGGACTGATCCCCGAAAAAGTAAAATCACGTCCACAGTGTTGTGACGATGACGCGATGATTATATGCGGGTGTATGGCTCGCCTTAACAGGAACAACAGCGATCTGCATGACTTGCTGGTTGATTATTACGTGTTGGGGGAGACGTTCATGGCGCTGGCACGGAAACATGGGGGCTCTGACACCTGTATAGGTAAACGCCTTCACAAAGCGGAGGGGATTGTTGAAGGCATGCTGATGATGCTGGGAGTGAGGCTTGAGATGGATCGGTATGTTGAGCGTGAATTGCCGGGAGGGAGAACCTCTGTATTTTATCAGCGAAAAAATAGTTTACGATCGTAAAAATCTGCATATCATGATAAGAGTGGTTACATTGCCACGCTGCTTAACCCGCCGATGCGCGGGTTTTTTTGTAC